TTACTGGTTCATAATCAATCGCTCGACTATCGCCGACATGCTTTCGTTTGTTTCTGCCCTTATTTTGTCTAACTTTTTTCTGGCTGCAGTTGATATGGTAAATGCTGTTTGTATCGTTGCTCCATCTTCTGGGTCGCCGAAAATTTGTATATACTCATCGCCGTCAAGATTTTCCTGCGCCCATTCGCTGGCTTCGTCGTATGACATGGGCATGATTTTTTCGCCTGAACCGCCTGAATTGCCGTGCCACTCACCGTATCGGGATAGACCACCACCCGAACCGTATAGGAAATACTTGCCTGACTTCGTGCGATATAACTCCTCTTCGAAATAGTGGAAATCGTTTGGTAGATACCCGTTGTCGTGCTTGCCTAATAGTCTCGCGGTGGCGGTGTCGTATACTGCGTTGTTAATAACTTTTTTCATGATGCTCCTCCTCTATAAATATTCTCTTCTGGTTGCGGAAATTAATTCTTGTTTCATTTCGTGTTCTTGGTCCATGTCACAGTCGTAAATGCCATCGTAGAATTCGGTTTTAATGTTTTCAAACTCTTCGTTATCGTATTTTTCCCCAAGGTCGTTAAAAAGGCTTTGGATATCTTCTTCGTCATTTTCTAAATTTGTCAAATACTCTTTCCACCAGTCAAAATTCTCGGAATCGACATCATAAACTTCGCCTGCTGCGTTGTAGGCAAAAGTTCCGTCTGTAAATGCTCCTGTATTTCCGACTATGTCGTTCGTGCAATCAATGCCAGTCTTTATGTCCGTGAAGCTAAGTTCTTTTATTTCTCCAGTTTCTCTAATTCTGCACTTTATCATAATACTCCCTCTTTCTGCCGGGTAGTAACCGCCCGGCTCGGTTAGTGTGTGATTTACAGGCATGGTGTGCTATAGTGTAAGTCTGTTGACCACTCTGGCAGACGGTCATAGTGCTTTTTAACTTCAACCCATTCCTTAGAACCGTATGCATCATTCGTTTCAATTTCAAAGTAGCTTGGGTCGCCCATGAACGTGTCGTCAATTTTCGTGTCGCCATACCCAACGATTGAACAATGTGTGCCGTTGCTCATTAGGCGGTCTCTCTTTAGTGATGCTTTGTATGCCGCTTCAATCGTCTTGTGCCTTGATACCAGCCCACCGCCATTGTGTGCGCAATCTACTACTGCGAATCTGTAAGTTGTGTTTGTCATGTTCTCGCCCTCCTGTTTATTTTTGTTATCTTATGTTTTCATTATAGCATAGAGAACTTAGGTTGTCAACACTTTTTTGAAAGTTTTTTAATTATTTTTTATAAAGGCAAAAAGGCGCAAAAAAATACGGTAGGCAACCCACGCACTAAGCGCAAGTCACCTGCCGTTAAGTCTTTTTTATCTCGGTATACCCAACCGATCCACACGGTTGCGAAATTCGGTTGAATTTAAAAATCCATTTGCTACCGTTGTAGCCGTTGCGCCGTTGACAATCATGTTTGACCAGTGTGTCAAGCCGTTTGCGTCTGGTGCCCTGTCGAGTAGTCCACGATACAAGGGTGTAACAAAAGCACGTGCGTTTGCGTCTGTTGGTCTTTGGGGTGGTGGCGGAACTTGGGGCGGTGGTGTTATACGCTCCGTAAAGTCCATAGATATCCATCCTGCCCGACCTTGTACAAGTTGTTGCAATCTACCCCATCCGTTGCGCTCCTCGACAATCGTTTGTATCGACCCTCTGGGCACTGTGTCTAAAAACGCTTGATTTGTGCCTGCGCCTGCACGCACGTTTAACGGCGAACTTTGTGTATTTATTCGCACCTCAAAGCTCCCTGCAGGTGGTGTGGCTGGCACGTTTAATTGTGCGTTGACCTCGTCGCAAATCCGCTGCATTCGGTCGATTAAAAACTGACCCGGACACGCCTTGTTTGCAAACCATCTATGGGCTTGCATGTTGCTCCTGTCAAACTGTAGCCTAAAGTTGCGATTATCTCCAGCCCATGTAAGTCGGCGAATATTGTTGCGTCTGCAGATATCGACCGTCAAGTTGATCGCTGTTTCGTAATCCTGGTCGCTAATTGGCCAGGGATGGGATGCAGCCGAGTTGCGTATACCTATGGTAATCGCATTCATATCCACATCTCGTGACGATGTAGCCCACGATCTAAACCACTCGTACACCACTAAAATGATTCGCCCTAATCCAACAAGGTAGTTGTAGGACGCTTGTGTTGTTGCCCTGGCCAAAAATGCAGCTGTTGATTCGGGGGTGCCTTTACTAGCTGTTACGTGCCACACTACAGCTTGTACGGATGTCCGGCTGTTAGTGCGATTGGGGCTTAGCACGGTCGAATTTATAAGTGGCGAATTTGTGTATCCGCTAGTCCTCATCAGTCTCACCATCCTCTCTGCAATACGAATTTTCGGCAAAAAAGTCTATGCACTCAACGCCGTACTCTTCGCAATGCTCTTTTGCAGCAAGACAAAAATCATCATCGTATCCGCATTTTAGCAATTTTCGATATACCTTTTCGGGCGTGACTTTTGTGCAGTACTTGTACGCTTTGTCACATAGCCAAACTGCGCCAACCGCACCCACGACTACGGCAATCAGTTGCCCTATCTGGTATATGTGTGGTATATCCCATATGTGCGATACACCTACTAGTATAGCGCCTAGTGTAGCTAGTGCGCTAACTGCGTATTTTACAACTTGTTTTATCATTGGGTTTCCCTCGCTTTTATAACTTTTTGTAAGCTGTTGGCTTTTTTGTCAAGCGCCTTTAGTTCTTTTATATCCTCCGGTGTTGCTGTGCCAACTATTGACCGCCTCAAGTATGGTGTTGACTCTAAATCAATATCGCGTAACTCTTGTTTTAACTTTGACAGCTCGTCTATTTTAGGTGCAACTTCGACTTTTTGCGCTACCATAGGTGCAACATTTGCGCTTGCACCCGACATTCCCAATCTAGCGGCAGTTGCTGCCGAAACTGGTATTTGTGCTGCCGTTACGTTATGCACGTTGCCTGTCGCATTGTTATGCTGGTTTATCCTGCCTTGTGCACGACCTAAATTTTGAACTATGGTGGCATTTGCTGCTAACTCTGTGGTTTGTGACGATAATCCTGTGCTGTTGCCGTTTCTTGCGTGTTGTGTGATCGCTCGGACAATGTTTGCAATGCTCCAACCTCGGACAGCTGTAGCCGTACCTGTATCAATTTCTGCGTTTGTTGGTGTTGCTGTGCGATCATCAATCCTGCCCCATAGTCTGCCTAGATTTTGCACAATCGTTGCAGTTGCCGCAGGCGCTGTTGTGGCTGATGCAAGCCCTGTGCTAAGTCCATTTCTTGCGTGCTGGGTTATGGCTCTTACAATCCCTGCTACAGTCCATCCTCGTATTGTTGTTAGCGTGCCTGTATCTATTTGTGCGTTAGTCGCTACCGTTGACGAGTTTTCAAGTGTTGTTATAACCCCTTGCGACAACGTTGCTCCTATCACGCCGTCGTTGACGGTCGTTGTTATATGTTCGCCTGTTGAGCCTGTTAAACTAGCTCCTTGCGGTATAGTCGATATAGCTATCGCAAGATTAGCACTTGTCGGTGCAACTGAGTCGCCACCCATCTCTTCAACAACCGCGTGCGCTAGTTTAACATTAGCATCTACCCTGTTTATTTGTTGTGGTATACTCATGACTACCCCCTACGTTATGGTGTTGACGTTTGCGGGGAATCGTCTATCGTCAAATTCTGCGTTGGTTAGTGGTAGGTCTGTCAAGCCATTTCGATTTATTGTTTGACAATTTCGACCCCTTACAATCCTGCCTGACAACTCAGACCTTATTGCGTGTCTGCCTGTCAACCCAACAGCAACTGTCGGTTGTGCAAGCATGTTTAAGGCATTTATATTTAGCGTCATTGTGCGATTGTTAAATATCACTGTACCGCCAAAGCCTGCATTGATATATCCGCCACCAAAGCCTTCGATGGTAACCGTTATGTTAGTCGTAGACGTACCGCCTGTAAACTCGATAATGCCGCCCTCGTTCGGGTTCATGGCGTGTGCTGTGTTGGTTGCCGCCGTGTTTCCTGCAGCGCTTGCTCCACGGTTGTTTCCGCGCAGGATAGTAGTGCCAGTAAACATAACCCTTGTATTTCTTGCTGATACCGCCACTCTTGTAGGATTATCGGTTACAACCGTTGTTGTGCCGCGATATGCGACAATACCGCAACATGTATGCGATATAATTGATGCTGTGACGGTGGTTGTGAAATTAACTGACCCCGTGTTGCTTGCGGCGATTGAGTTTGCGTGAAATACCGCCGTAGCGTTTAGTGCACCACATGTGTTTGCCGTAAACGTGCCGCCTACTATCATAGGCGTTGAAATTATCACGGATGCGTTATTAGTTACGGTTAAGTTGCCCAGTTGTATAACGTTAAGCACCGGTGCTGTGCTGTTAATTGTTAACGATGCACAATTAGCTATGGTTGTGGTTGCGTTTAAGACCGGATTAAATCTGCCTATTGCCGCCCAGTTGCGAGTGCTTACCAACGTTCCGGACGGTCTTGTGTGGAGATTGTTGTTTCCTGCAATTGCTTGTATACAGATGTACGTCATTAAGTTGTTTGGTGATGGCAATCCAGTTGCAAACGTTACTACATCGCCTAAAGCGTATGTGGTTGCCGCCGCTGTACTATACGCACCACGCCACTGTACACCTGTTTGCAAAACGCATGTTGCCGCTGTTTCGACAACTATTTGCCAGACTGCTGTTGCCGCCTCCGTCAATGCCGGCGTTGTGCCTGTACCTCTTACCCTTCGCTGCCAAACAAATCCAGCGTGCGAGCACCTTTCGCCAACTTCATAAAGCGTTTCTGCATTGTATGCCGCAGGCTGTGCTTCGACTTGTCTGTTTATAGTTAACACCATTCCACTAGTAGTGTTGCCCATCAGATTAAGTGCCTGCGCTACTGTTCGGCAAGCGTTAGCTCTGCTGTTACCGCGCTTATCATCTGTGCCATTTTCGGTTGCCACATGACGCGTAATAACACGATTAGACGCGCCTGCACCTACGTTGTGAACATTAGCAAGCGGACATCTAACAAATTGGTTGCCTGTTGTTATCGGGTTTGTGACACGGATAATGTCAACTGCTCTGTTGGGGCGTGCGTTACGGTCAACCGCTGTGCCTGTGCCACCCCAGTACACTTCGACATATGTCAATGTGCGTTGTTCATGGTGTGGTAAGTAAATCGATATTGTGTTATCCGTATCAACAAATGTACTAAAAGGATTGTATTCCAGCCCCTTATTAAGCATCGTCATCTGTGTCGACGTTGCCAAGCCCGCGGCGTTGTGGTAAAAAGTTATTTGCGTATCTATGCCACGCAACAATCTCTCTGTGTCGCCTAAAATGTGACAAAAGACGTTGCCTGCGGTTGTAGCAGGGATATTTGTTTTTATATGTAAACCAACGCCAACGGTATTTTGCCACCTTACAATAGGGGTCGACCCTGATCCTTGCGGTATTGATGCTATCGTTACAGGCAAGTTGGCACTGTTTAGGTTCGTTGGCATATCAGCGCCCATTTCTCCCGCTATAGAGTAGGATAGCGCAACATTAGCGTTTAACCTGTTTACTTGTGTATTTATGCTCACGGTACGCCTCCTGTGGTTTTTATATAGCTGCCAACGCTAGCTCGATATCGTTCGTTAGGCTAACCGCGCCAAGTCCATCATGAAATCCCGCTGGTATGGCTGCGCTAGTGGTTACCATGCCATTAAGTGGTATGTTCGCCGCGCCGTGATCTGTCATAGTACCTGCTACTGTTTCGCCCTGTGTGTTAACAATAAGTGCTCCTGCCAAAACTTGCGCCGCCGTTGCCGTAACTCCTGATACATCCTGAAATTGATTGGGTATCGGGTTAACCGTTACACTGGATAAACCAAAGTAGCTTTCGTCAGGAGTGACCACTTGCTGGCTTTTTGTAGGTGTGACTGTACGTGCTTGTAGGTCGTAGTTTCCGCCCGTGCCCATGCCCGCTACCGTTCCACCCTCATAGTAGCCCTCTTGGATTGTAAAGGTTTCACCCTCTTTGACTTGCGCTTGTACTGTTCCATGATTGATGATTTCGCTAAATTTTTCTGCAATTTGTTGTAGGTTGTCGGTTGCGAGTGTTATGCCTAAATCTTCACCGACGTTTCTAAGCGTATTTCTGTTGTCTGTAATTTGTCCTATTTGTTGTGCAATGTTTGTGCTCATTTATATAGCCTCCAATAATATATTTATTTTGCCCAAAATATTAAAAACGCCATGCGAGGATATCGGATTATAATTTCCGTGCTCAGCGTTATCCGTGACTACACCCGAGCCGCTTACCACGATATTTCCATACGCATCAGGTGACTCCCCGTTTATAGTGCGGATTGAGTTTGTGATTTCTGTAACATCATGCGTGTGTTCTGCCGGCGTAAAAGTATTTGGTTTGTTGGCGATGTTATCCCAATCAATGTCGCCGATATATCCGCCGTTGCCTCCACCGTTATTTTCGCCGCCACCTGCTCCGAATAGCTCCCATCTGTCACCGTCGTTATCGCTGACAAACCCGTAAAACGCACCGTCCTGAAACCTTAAGTTTGTGACCGTGCCATCGCCCGACTTGATAAATACCGCCGGACTTGGTGGTTGTGGTGGTACTGTTGCGTCACCAATAGATCCAAAAGTAGTGTCACGCACCCCGAGCTTTATCGTGTTAGATAGTTCTACGGCGCTATTTGGTTTTCTCAACGCAATCGACAGTCTTAGTGGCGATTGGTTCATGTCGTTCGTTATGATAACTTCGTTGCCTTGTTCAAGGTTTATCACCGCATCACCGAGCGTGATAATCAAGTCCGCATCGTCGTGTCTTTCGGGGCGGGTAAACTCAATCACTTGCACCCGATTGTCGTGTCGTGTCGTTACGTCAAATCGCGGCTCTCTGATTGTCAATAATCCTGCCTTATTTCTTGTTATCAGTATGCGTATTCTTTGCATGAGACTTACCCCCTATAGCGTTTTGGCAGTTTGTTGGGTCTTAAATTTGTTTAGTTCTCTTTCAAAATCTTCATATTTTTGTAGGGCTTCGTCTGTTTCGCCGTTGCATTTCTGGTTTTTTCGTGCAATGGCTATTGCTCTTGACAAACCACCAACTGACTCAATCCCCCAGATTACATAGCCATAAAACCTTTTGTTTGCTTCATCTCTTGCCCTATCGCGCTTTTCCATGCGTTTAAAAAATATTGCCGCTAAAGGGATTACTACTAGTGTCATCAGCGATGAGCAGATCAGTAAAATGTGTTCAAACCAGTACATTACTCATCAACCTCCCACAACGCTGGCACATTCGGTGGCTGCCACCCTGCTTGTGTCTGGTGCGCTATAACCACGATATACACAATGCCGTCATACTTGCGTCTGTCGCCAACATTTACATGCTCGCCGACAATCCAGTGCAACACTTCTCCGTCATCTGGCTTGCCTTGCACGACCTTAAATAGCGCTGGTGTCTTTTCAGGGCGCCAATCTGCTTGAGTCACATGACGTTGCAAAACTTGATATGTTATGCCGTAATGCTTTAGCTTTGTGCCAACCTCGACCCTTATGCCCGGTCGCCAATCTTCTTTGTCCTTTAGTATAGGTATATCCACCCCTGCTGTTGCATTTTCAAGCAATTCGGGGGTCAACTCGATTTCCACGCCTAGCGAGTAGGCTACAAGCATTGACTGTGCTTCTATCTGTTTTCTCAGGGCTAACCCTTGCTCATTTGCTGTCAATTCCATCTTTTTTATTCCTTTCGTCTCGTTTTGAGTCATGTCTATATTGGCTTGACGTACTAGCTATCACACCGCTAAAAGCGATACATAAAAATACTAGCAGTATAAAAAGTGATACTAGTATAAGCGCCACCATTAGTACTATCTGTACTATCAGCTCTATCACAGTTCTATACCCATCAAGCCAATCAAAAATCCGTGAGTGTCTGGTTGCTCTGGTTCCGGCTCTGGTTGCGGTATGGGTTCGCCTTCGCCTACCCATTTGCTACCTGTCCAGCGGACGATTGTGTGGAATATGGCGAGTGTGTTGGCCTCATCCCAGTCCTCATAGATTAGCGATTCGCCATCTTGTAGCTCCCAGTGTTGTGGCACACCATCAATCACCAGTACGAAGTCTATTCTAATTCCATCTTTTGTTATTACTGTTGCATATGTTGTATCCATTTATTCATCCTCCTTATGGTGGTAATGTTGCCACGAATCTTGCCGTAAAACTTACTGCCGCTCCCTCATGGTTTGCAGCACTGGTTCTTGCCGGAAATGCTCGAACGGACTGTATTGCCCCGCTTGATTGCATAACTATATTGTGCGCTATTATGTCTGCTGAGCCGCCAGTAAGCGATCCTGTTCCCGGCACAAGGTGTGTCTGTGCTGGGCGAAACCCTACTGGCAGAGTTCCTACTGTTCCCCAACCAGCAATTGTTCCTGCCTGTGTAGACGGTCGGAAAGACACAAATAAAGTGACCATGCCGAATTCATCACGCTGAATTCTTGAAGATCTGTTGAATCCAGTGATTATCCCAGAGGCAAATGGGAACGCTTGATCTGATGCTAAACGGTTCGCGAGCGAATTATCGCCCCTGCGATACTGTGTAGCTGTGCCTGTTGGCAACATTGGTTGTCTGCCATTTGCGTTGGTGTTAGCTGCATCTGCTGCTGATTGCGCTGCGTTAGTCCTGTCTATAAGTGCGTTGATTGCTTGGTCTACGTTTGGCTCTGTTAGACTAAGTGCTCCTGCGGTCGCTGATGATATGCTTGTGTGGTCTTGCAATGCCTGTATTAGCACCATAAGGTTGCCTACCGCATCACCACCTAGTGTATCCTTGACAGTTTCAAACCATGCGTAAAATTCGGCTCTGGTTTCTTCTAAAAAGCCAAGCCAATTATCATATAGTTGTTGTGTTGGTATACCTGTAACGCTGTCGCGCATAATGCCGCAATAGTTTTCGTCTAGCCTTAAATCGCGTATTCTCGCTGCTGTAATTGACAAGTCGCCCGGTCTGACCTCGATTTCGTGCGTATGCAGCTCAAAGCCCTCTGTATTTCTTTGTAATGGCGGTGCTCCCATACCGGGCGTGCCTATTTTGTAATACGCAAAAACTTTGTTTAAAATGACATCAAAACGTATTGCCAATCTGTCGATTCTCACTAGGTTTCCGTGTGGTGGCGGTGCGTTAAACTCTAGTCCATTAGGCGCCCTGTTTACATATACAAGCCCCGCAAATTCCTCTATTTGCATCCACGCCAATCCACGAGATAAGTTGACCGTATAGCCGCCTGCAGGTGTTAACGCAAGATTATTATCCGCCGAAAACACGCCGTTTGTGCGTGTGGAATGGTATGCCTGAGCATACCTTGAGGTATACCACGTGTTGTTTAGTGGATATGATAATTCTTTTTGGTTTTCCGCTTCTTCAGCCGACCAAGTTTCTGGTGGCACTGAATTTACTACCATTGTGTATCTCCTATCTAAGTATTCGCAACTCGTCAAATGCGTTAATTTCAGGTTGTCCTATAACGCACTCTGTAATCGTTACGTTATCCTCTGTGATTTCTCGCATCGCCATAATTCTCGCTGTTAGCGTTATCTCTCGACCTCGGCATGTTATGACATCGCCAACCTCGCCTATATATCCTGATACGACTGCTGTAAAGTTTGTTGTCCTGTTGCGCTCACTTAGACGCTCTTCTCCGCGTTGGTTAAGCGCTCTTATATACTCTGCTCTTGTTTGTGTGTTAACCGCATTTAGCCTGTTTCGTATGTTCGTTCGCATTTGTGCGATTGTGGGTGTGAACCGTCTAGTTCCCACGTTGTATGCCACAGTGCCCGTAACGCCCAGCTCTCTTGACGTGTTGTTAAAGTTCGCCACCTGCGTTAGCAGTGCGTCACGTTGCCATTCTGACAATTCTTCGGCTTCCCTGTCCGCAAGCCTTTCCAGTGCTTGCTCGTGTCGCTCTAGCTCACGTTGCACAAACATGTCTTGCTGCAAATCTCTTGCATCTACCCACATTTCATAACGCTCTGAGCCTGTAGCGTTGCCGACAACTATTACTGTTCTGTCTGCACCCTCACCACTACCTGCTACATATGCAACGTTTTTGTATAGAGACTTATCGTCTACGATATTAAGGTTTTCAAGGTTTCTGAATTCTGCTGAAAAAATCCTTACATCATCGCCTGTGGTGTAGTCGGTTCCCCTATACACCGTAAATACGTCCTGTCGGTTTTCGGGGTCAAAACCCATGTAAAACCCTAGTCCTGATTCGATGCCTAATATCTCTAGTGCGTCTAACAACTCATTGCCGGTGTATTGGCTGTTGTGCTGCTCTGCTAGCCCCCTGTCTTCGTCGATCCTAAAATGCGATAAATCTCTTGTGTTGTTTTGCACGATGGATTTCATGCCCTGCTCTACGTTAGTTACGTTGATGGTCGGGTATATAATCCTTTGGTTCATCCTGTTTAGTGCTGTTGAGCCATATACAACCATTCTATGACCTTCGTGTTTGACAAAATCAATTATCATTGATGTTTTTTTCCCTTGTTGCCATAAACGATTATCGACCTGTAAAAGTCTCGTGTTGTCGTCCGTGTCAACCGTGTGGAGTATAAAGCGTCCTTTGCGTTGGTAGTGTTCTTCCCACGTGCTGCTGTCGTATGTGCCTAAGATTCCTACACGCTCGTAGCTATCATTAAAGACGTGATATACCATCTACCACACCCCCGTGTAGTTGACCCTGTAAGTCACTAAAGTATCAAGCACTTCTTGACCGGTATCAGCACCGTCTTGTAGGATGTTTCTGCCCGGCAAAAGTTTGAACGGTGTTGAATCAAGGCTTAAAGCGCCGAAAATATTGTTTATTTCGCCCTGAAAATGTGATGTGACGGTCATAGGTGTCGACTCCATGTCTATGACTACACGTTCCCCCGCTTGAAGCATCCTGTTTATCCGTATGTGCTCACCTGTTAAAACATTGTGCAGCACAGGGTTTATAACTGTAGCGTTCGCCACAAATATCAAAACAAAGTTGACCGCCACATTGCCGGGGTTGTCTACAATGACACTGATATCTTTGACACGTTCGCCGAAAATATGCGGTTCGCCGTAATTAACAGGAAACCTAAACCTACCAAACAGCCCCGAAAGTGTTTGTAACGCCCCTCTACTGCTTTTCCAATACGGGTGTGGCGCAAAAAGTGTTAGTCCAAACTTTGCAAAACTCGTAACATGCTGTATATCGGGGTTTAAAGTGACATAGGTGTCTAAAATCCATGTTTCAGAGTTTCCTCTGTCTCGATATATCAATTCAAGTGGAGTTTCGGGTAAGATGGTGTCAAACATCCGCTTGCGTCTGTTTCCTACCATATTCAAAATTGTGCCTGTGATCGTTATTGAGTAACCTTGTACAGATTGACCCTGTACTGTCTGTCCTACTTGCCCAGTACCCTGTGTTAGATGTGGCTGTATTGGTATGGCTGTCATGCCTCTAAGTGGTGCGACTACAAAGCCGTCACGACCGTCTAGGAATATTTCCCTACCGTTGACTGTGTTTCGGATTGATAGGTTGTATGGCGTTAAAATCATCTTGTCCACCTCGCAAGCTTCGCAGCATCTTGTGCCGCTGTCATGGCTTGATGTGGAGTCATTTGTCTTGCTTCTATCGTCATGTTGTATGTATCGCCTGCTGGTGCTATACCTGCATTCGCCATAGCTAATTGCCTATACTGCGACCCTGATATTGTGGCGTTGTTGCCATATATGCCTGACAAGCCTTGTGATATGTCATAGGCTGATTTGTATAGTGACTTTGCGCCCTTTTCCATGCCAACAGTCATGCTATCGGTGATGTTTTCGCCTATGCCAACAAAGACCATCAGTGGATTAACCGAGCGAAAAGCGTTGTTAATCGTGTTTGTCACGTTGTTTGCAATTCTGCGTGCCTCAGCCATCAATGCACCCTCACGGCTATGCATACCAGAGATTAGGCTGTTGATAATATTTGCGCCCATTCCGTGAAAGTTTCCACCAGCTAATGTGCTTGACAATGTGCTTATTAACTGTTGACCTAAAGATGATATAGCGCTTATCGCTACTGATATGCGCGCCAATATTCCTGCACCGAAACTTTCTGGTACGCCTTGACCGAGATTTTTATACAGTTGAGATGGTGAGTTCTGTTGGTTGTATGTTCTAAGCGCTTCCTCAACACTCATACCCATTTCAACCATTTGTGCAACCGCTAAAGGCATTCCTTGCTCTATGCCTCGCGCATACCCCTCTACAGTACCCACACCAATCGCCGCAAAGTCTGCGTTACTTACGGCTGTGTGCAGCGCCACATGTCCACGGTCAACCAAGCCCGCCATCTCCTCTGCTACCGATCTGTCAATGCTAAACGCGGTTGCCATGTAGTCAATGCTCGCTTCTATAGATTCGCCTAAGGCTGGTGCTAAATCGTTAAACGTGCCCTCAAGGTCGTTTGCTAACATGTCCGCATAACCCGGACCCCTGTTTGCCATGTCTAAAAGCTTTTCAAGCACACCCTCTTCAACGCCTCGCTCTGTAGCTTCCGCCATAATTGTGGCGATATTGTCACCCCAGTTACGAGTAGCTTCGGCGTTCGCTTCGAGTGTTTCCACCATTTGTTCTATGCTTTTTGACGTGTCGTATGATAACTGGTTAAAAGCGTCTGTGGCTCTTGCTTGCACGGATTCGAACTCGCCCGCAAGCATTTCAAGCGCTTCAGTAGCTTGCGCTATTTGATACTCACTAAATTGCTGTAGTGCGTTTCCGTGCTCGTCTACTGCACCCGCTGCATATCTCGCCGCATAGGCAGATTCATGTGTTGCTTCAATGGCGTCTCGCATGTAGCCTGTAACGTGCTCGTACGAATAGCTAAGTTCGTTTATTTCGTTGTTCAAGCCGTACAGCTCGTCAATCAACAATTGTGCTGCTTCGGTGTATTCAATCGTCGTTTCCGTTACTTGACCCCTGATCCTTACGGTGTTTTCTTCTTTTAGCAATCCCTCGTCATAAAGTTCTTGCAAGCGCCTTTCTATCTTTTCGCGTTGCTCAGTTGCTTCAATCTGACCCATAATGATTTCCGTGTGTCGTTGCCTGTAAGCTGCAATGCGGTTTTCACTCATCATTGCGTTAACGCGCTGGTTGATTGCATCGACGCTTGTTAGCAGCGCCCCTGATTCTGCGTCTATCATTGCCACTGTTTCGCCCATAGCGCTGTTGAGTTGGTCAACATACATTCTGAGTTTAGCTTTTTGGGTAGAGCTTTTGTTTTCTATTTGTGACAATTCTTCAACTCTGTCCGCTAGTCGTCTGACAGTAGCTGCTTCTGTGTGTAGTGTGTTAATTCTGTTGGTGTGCGCTTGCCTGCTATTATATAGCGACTGCGTAAGTGAGCTCGTAGCGTCTGCTAATTTTTGGCTTTCTTCTCTCGCTACACGCATTTCTTCTGATTCTTGGTTTAGCGACCTGCCGAAAAGCGCGAGAGCCGCCACAACTGCGGTTATCCCTGCAATGATTAAGCCTAATTTATTTGCTTTCATTACTGCATTAAGTGCCTTCATTGCATTTTTCCCAATACCTGCTGCCGCACTAAATAGGGTTATCTTGCTTGCACTTAATGTTGACGCCACTGCAAGAGCATTCATTTTTGCTGCTAAATACGATACACCTGTACTCATTGCTCCAATCGTTAACTTTGTGGCAATTAACGCTTTTTTAAATTTGTTGAAATATGCAGTTATGACCATTGTTGCCTTAAATGCGCCCATTGCTGCCGCTGCAGTCAAAATCACAGGTGCAAACTGCGTCATTATGCTTATGGTTGACGCAATAGCATTACCCAAAAATGTTATTACTCTCAAAAGCGGTTCTATCGAGCTAGATACCAGTCTAACTATCGTGCTTGCCAGTTGCGCTATAATGTCTCCAAGTCGAGATATGAGCGGGTGTAAGTCGCCACCCTCACGCATACGTAACGCAAGGTTGCGCATTTTTTCAGCCGCTGTGCCTAGCATTTGTGCAAATGGTGCTGAAATAATACCCCAGATAGTTTTTAGCATGTCCGCACCTGAGTTTTGTATCATACCCATAGCTTGGTTAAAGCTAAGGGTCTGTTCTCCTGCCGCTTTCGCTGCACTTCCAGCTCCGTAAAAGCCGGGTATAACTTCACTTTGTATAATTTCTGCATTGCGTTGAAATTCAAACCATGCATCTTGCTGTACCTGTGTTAGGTTTTCAAGCCTAAACTGTCCGACCGCTGTTGCATCTGCGTAATTTTCCATAGCTATAGCAACGGCAAACATTAACTCTTCGCTAGTTTTCAGGTTGCCGTAAATGTCGTATTGCGATACGTTAAAACGCTCCATTGCCGCTGTAGCAAAATCGCCACCAACGGCGAAATCTTGCATGATTCCGCCCATACCCGAATACAGGCTTGCGTTTCTTACGCCGACACTATAAAGTTGCGTCATAATAGCTACATTCGTTTCTGTAGATGCGCCCATTTGCTGGAATGCGGGTGTCATGCGGAATATGTAGCGTTCCATATCTGACAAACTCATGCCAGAGCGCTGTATCGAGTGGTTAAATATATCAACAGAACCCTCTGCCTGTGATGCATCTTTACCCATTTTTAGCAAGTAGTTTGATAAAAAGTAAGTGGTGCGTCCTAAGTCGTTTCCGGTAGCTTGTGCTAGTGACATTGAATGGCTCATCAAATTTGTTGCATCGGTTGCGCTTTCGCCCATTCTTGCAACATATTGGTATGCGTTAGCTATTTGACTAGCTGAAAATATACCGTCAAGCCCCATATCGCGAAATGCCATGCCTAAAGCGTCAGCATCTTCTTGTGCCATACCTGTAGTTGCACGGATGCTATTCATGGTCTGTTCGTATGTACTGCCAACAGCAATAGCACCTGTGGCAATGCCTGCAAGTGCTGTTGTGACCGCTACTATTCCTGCGGTTATAGCGCCGCCTAGGTTCGACCCAAAGCCACGACCACGACCCTCAGCCCTGTCCATGCCTCTGTTAAACTCATTATCATCAAGCGTTATTACACCCTTAACGCTAAATAGTTCCATAAATTTATTCCTCTAAGAAAAGCTTTGCATACTCGACAAGGTTGTCTATTGGACTGCTTTCATCCTCATCTTTTTCATCTTCAATAGGCTCTATGTAGCCGATATGTTCGAGATATCGCTTCATCGTTGGTCTAGTCGGATATTCGACTTTTCCTTTTGGTTTTTTGCCCGTATATTCCAAAAACTTAGCATCCGTAGCCATCGACCAAAGGCATTCCATCATGTAGACATCACGCTTCATTTCATGCTCCCATTCGGCAAGTATGAAATCCGGCAACGCTTCAAATGGTATGTTGTGCGATCGTGCTATGTACCTTAACGAGTTTCTGGCATTACAGACCGCACACGCGTAAAAAGCCGTTGAACTTTTGGTTCTTCATACACCGAAAGCAGGATATCGGCGATATCAAAGATGTCGTATTCTTCTTCGATTTCGTCTATTTCTTTTTTTGCCAATATAGCCACTATCTGCACCGCATTGTTGTAGTATTCGGTTACTACTTTTTTTATTACTTCTGCAATTAGGTCTAGTCCAGCGTCAGCTTGCGTTACTTCAGCGTTTCTCTTTTCTTTGTGCCACGCCATATACGCATCAATTGCGGCTTCTTGCACTTTTGCATTGCCTTTATTGACAGGAAGTATTGCTTTTGCTTGTGCTTTCGTGTGCTCAAGCTCTGCATCGTACAGCGCCTGATTGCCTGATTGTTGCTCGTGTTGTTTTTTGTTTATGCGCTTGAACTCATCAAAAAACGGGTCTAAGTATGGCATTGCCGCCACAAGTAATGATGTTCGCTTTTTGCCTTTTGCCGTAAAGTAGTATATTTTCTCGCTTGAGTTCTCTGGCTCGTTGCACATTGCGCACTCACCATCTTCGCAATATTCGCATTCGTGAATTTTGTCCATTGTTTCTCCAATCAAAGGGGCTGTGTAGCCCCTCTATTTATCTTCTGTTGGTTCAAATTTTCCGCCACCTGCTAGTGCTTTTTTAGCTGCTGCAACCGCTTGTGGGTTTGCACTGCCATCAGGCATTGGAACTCGCCACACATAAAACGGTGCAAAGTCTGTACTGTCTGTGTGTCCAGAAAAATTGAAGTCCATTGTTCCGCTGTCAACACCTTCGTTAAAGCTAAATGTTGTGCTTTCACTTTGTAGTGGGTTGTCAAGACGGATAACACAGAAATCGCCGTTTCCGTACATTGTTATAGACACAAGGTTTTGCAAATAATGCGAGTCGAGTATTACCCTTGATGCCGTCATGCCGCCATGCACCTCATTAACGTATGAAGTAGGTATTACCCTGCGGATATTTTCTTCCCTCAACTCGACCATAGTTCCGCTTAGGTTGCATGGTTGTCCTGTTATGCGCTCAAGCCCTTTAGCGTTCCCTGTATCATCGTCAACAGGAACTCTCTCTGTTTCCATGCCGTATACAAAGTCAACGCCGCCACGGAATCCACCGAGTGTATGCTCGCTTGAGTGATGGTCAACAATTAGTTGCGCAATATCGGCGTATGTTGGTGCAGCGGTTAGATTCCCGTCTTTTAGCTCTTCTATGTCTGCAAGCACCATGCCCGTGCCCAGCACTATATGTTTATAAGTGTCTGGATTCAGCCCCTTAGGCTGTGTTGCCATTTGGTTCATTACTTTCTCCTTTATAGTGTGTAGTTTTCGACTATGATGTTTAATAGTCCGCGTGTGGTGTGTATGTCATCGTTATCGTTCAGAGTTATCGCCCAAGGCGAACCCCTTTTAAGCCTCACAAACCCGTTGTTTCCCACTGGCAATCGCAACCCTATTTCTTCGGGGATAAGCGCTTCAACTTGCTTGATAATCGCACTAACTACTGCAAAATTGCCTACAGTTCCCGGTTGGGTGTTATATATGTCGGCTGACATTTGCGTGCTATCGAAGAATGGCGGTTGCACTATTTGGTACACAATGTACGGTGGTTCTGGCGCTCTCCATGTTGAATCAATTCGCACAAGTGCTTTGTCTTGAAACGCTGGTACAGGTTGGTTTGTAAACGGATTGGTAAACTGCCCCCAAAAATCACGGTATGCGATAAACAAATCATTCAAGACCTCTCACCGCTCTTTCTGTGCGCTCTTCCGTGCCTCTGTCGGTTTCGATAGCCACCCATGCTTGCACTTGCGTTATGGCTCGCTGTTGTCCGATTTTGGGGAGTGCTGTCAATCTGAAATACGAGCTATCGCTTACCCTGCGGAGTGTTGATCCTGTTTCTATCTCTATGTCACGACCGCAAGTAAAGCGTCCTACCGTTTTCATGTCGATTGTGGCGGCTTGTTGCACCTCTTTTGACTGGTTCTGCACAAACTGCCCCACAATCGGCTTGCCATCTCCAAATTCGAATATTGGCTCGTCAAACGGTGGTGGAAACGGTGATGGCTTTTCGATAAACTCTTGCAAGTAAAAAGGTTCAAAATAATCTTCTCTCGCCATTAGCGCAATACCTCCGACACGTGGAACTGGTTTCGCCACTGGTCTAGTTCACCGCTAAACTTTTCCTGCCACGTCAACGGCTTTCCGTTTTTGCCTGTAGCAAAAGTCACAGAATAATCACCATCTACTCTCTCCGACACAATGTCAGATGGGTTATACGACTGGATATCTTTGCAAACGCTTATAAGCAATCTCGGTAGTCTAAGCCTGTACACGCTGCCCTCAAAGCTTTCATCATGCGTGACAGTCACGTTTGATTCGCCATCGGTCAAAATATGGCTTCTATCCCCTACTTTGACCATGTACACACCGTCGTTGAGCTTACTGCCAACGATTGCTACCCATTCGCCTGATATGTAGTCGTTTTGTAAGGTTATTTCGCCTGTGTCAATGTTGTATTCGCCGTGTTCGCCGTCTACAACAAAGTCATTGCGCAACTCTTGCATAACCTCTAAAATTGTGTCGTTTAGTGGGTTCATTGTGCTTCCCTTATCTTTTTCAATATGGTTTCACGCTTGCTAACTTGCACAGGGATTGTGATACCGTTTTCCGCTGCGTAGGCTTTCAGTTCGCTTGCGTCCATATTGTCAAGGCTTTTGGCGCTAGATTCAGACAAAACGGGCGTTTCGGTTTCTTCCGTTTTTGTGTTGGTTTTCTTTGGCTTTTTTTCGTTTTCGTAATAGCCTTGCCAACTGCCGTCTTCGTTTTGTCTGAATTTAAGCATTGTTGTTACCCTTTCTGATTAAGCGTTTATGCTACTGTTGCAACTGCGATGCCGTACGGACGTGTGACTTGTGCACCACCAAGATACAGACCTTTCATACCGTCGGAGAATCCGCGCTCTAGTCTGTATGCTTCAGTTTTTGCAATTTGTTCCGCCATAGTTGCAGAAATTGAATGTCCTGCGATTATTTTGTCGTTACCTGGTATTGTGTTAACTTCGAGAATGTCGAAGCCTGCCGCTCTTGCGACCACACCGCTTTGCAAGCGACCTTCTGCATTTGAGCTACCCGTTTTAACAAATCTGTCGTCTTGTAGTGATAGTTCAACTAGTTCTGGCGGCAATGCTGCAATTCTTCCTTGCACCGGAATGTTTCCCTTAACCAACATTGTGCGAAGTCTTGTTAGTGTTATATACACATCGTCTGCGCTGTTCATTGGTGTGTTTACTGTGTTGGCGGTGTTTACTCCGTCAACGAGCTTGCCAAATAGCCATTGCTCAATCGCTTCAGCAAATCCGACAGCTGCTCGTTGCATAGCTGCGTCCATGAGTTTCGGCTTTCCTTGCGCTGCGTCAATGTCGTCAATTTTGAAATTGAACGCTTTTGCGAAGTCGATTTTTAGCGAAGTTTGCTCGCCTTCCATGTCGTGCGGAGGCGGAAGTGTTCCACCACGCACATAATCGAAGATTTCCACTTCGCCAATTTGATTGATTTTCACTTCATCACCGTGGTCTTGGATTTCGCCTTCCCAGTCGGTGTTAAAGAATCTTCTTGCCACTAGCGTGTCGTTCAAGTGCGATAGCAATCTCGCACTCCATAGTGTTGGTATAAAATTTTGAAAAGACATTTTCGTTTACTCCTTTTTATAAAACCTTTTGTACTGAATCCCAATTTGCGTTGATTTCTTCAGGTGTCATTTTCTTGACCTTATCAATAGTCATGCCACCTTCTTGTCTGTCTGGCGGATCTCCAACATTTGCGTTATTCTCCTGCATTTCACCAAAAAACGAACCGAATACATCGTCAGCTTTTGTGCTCTCGATCAGCTTGTCCATACCCTCGAACGCTCCGTCATCGCCGTCCTTGAGTGTTTCGCGGTCGTAACCTGCTCTCAGATAAGCTGCTGCGCCTGTTTCTGGCATTCCTGCTTCCACTAGCGCCTTTTTAACCGCTGCGTCCATGAGCGTGTTGCGCTTCTCGCTTGCATGGTCGTTGGTTAGCTGTTCAAGCTTCTCTTCTGCAGCCTTTAGCTTTTCGCCTGATTCCGTTTTCTGCGCTTCAAGGTCTGCTTTCAGCTTGTCGATATCCTTTGTAAGTTTCTCGATTTCCGCTGTGTGTTCCGTGTCATCGTTTGCCGTTGCGACCGCTGATTCCAGCTCTTTGACTTGACTTGTCAGCTTTGTCACTTTTTCGGTTTCCGCTTCTGTTTTGGCTTTTTGCGTTTCAATGCCTGTGCCGTGTGCTTTCATGATGTCATCAATGATTGATTTCAATCCGTTGATGTCTTTTGGTAATAGGCTTTCGATAAATGCTCGTGTCATGTGTTATCCTCCATCAATTACGCTTTTTACGAGTGTTGCTCTCAATATTGCCGTGCCTTTTACGTCTGCACGGTGGACTAAATAAAAAGAGATAGAACCCCTGTAACACTTTTTCCGCCTGTTACAGAAGCTCTATCGTCTTTTGGTTATTCAGTTGTTGGGCTTAGTCGCTAGATAACGCGTACTTCTTTCCTGTTATTTTGCGTGGCGTTAAACACCAGTGTTTGCCCTCGTATTTGCTGATAATAATCGTTGAGTGCTTCGTTGAATGTGTTGCCTCTTCCGAAGTCACTTCTATGCATTGAGTCGTCTTTCGTTTCTGTGCCTGCGTAGTTGACACAAATGTCATCTCCAACTTTCCAAACTTCTAAACGGCAATTGCCACAAAGCAGGTCGTGTTCCGTGATTTGTTTTGGTTTTTGAAGCTCGAGTTTTAGCTCTTCCGCTCGTTTATCGCCCATAGCTCTTACTTTCTCTATGTCACAGGTGTGGGCAGTTAAAATTTCGTTAATGGCATCATTAAAGTGTCTGCCGCCCTTTTGTATCGCATCAATCAGAAATTGTCGAGTAACCTTCATTCTTTATCCTCAATCTTTCCTCAAACATTTTACCCTTAAACTCTTGTGTTATCAATGTTTTGGGGTAAGGTTGGTGAAAACGCCCCTTTTTCACACGCTGTTTTTATATGCAGTCGGCTTCTTGGAACGTTTTTAGCATTTTGGGGGTTTGTCTTGCAAGCCAGTCTACTATCCACTCATCGTTAAGGTCACTATTTGCAAGCCCCGATTCATTCACGAACGCATGGATTAGCTCGTGTCTTTTTATGTGCTTTATTCTTAATTCTCGAGCTTTCTCAACGTCAATCCCTGTTTCTTCGCATTTTTTGTAAACTTCTTTGTCAACCCATATCTTTTTCTCGTTAGAACTGCAAAAACCATCAAACCCCTTTAGTTCAGGATGCTTTTCTTCAGTGCTCATTATTATCGTGTATTTTTCACCAAGTACGTTTACATTCATGTTGCGTTAACTCCAACTTCTTTGTCTACAAAGAACGTTGCGTCAATATGCTTCGGTTTGCCTTTTAACATGATGATTCTATAATCTGTTTCACCATAACGATCCACAAACGAAGAGAATGTAAATATGGCATCATTGTAAACATAAACTTGCGCAGGGTTGACCTCGCCACTTGATAGCGCCTCCTCACGTAGGCTGGCAATTATTTCAGTTGCCTCTTTTTCAAGCCCGATTGTTTTAAGTTCTATCATGCCGATTGTTTTAAGTACTGTCTCTTTCATTTCGTCCTCCCCAGATATTTATTCGCCAAATTTCTGTACACTTGCTTATACGCAAACACGCTGCGTTGTAAAAACGGTCTTGCTTGCATGAATCGTGTTCCCATTGTTACGAAAATGCCGTAAAGGGTCGTGTTTCCGAACCTCACTTGTCGCTTACCAACCTCAAACTCATTGCTCACACGCATTAGTCCAGTTTCAACAGCTCCCATCATGTCAATCTCTTTTTTTGCAAGTTCCTGTTGCTTCATGCCGAACTCTGTTAAAAAGTTCTGTACGTTTCGCTCATGCCTTTGCATGACTTGTGCCTTGTTGCTTTTGAACTTTACGTTTTTCATGGCTTATTTTCCGTATGCAGTACAGTCAAAAACGCAAGTATTCCGGCAAACGAAACTTCATCGCCTCCATCTGCTATTTTTTCTACTTCCTCAAGTGCTTGCTCAATCCTTTTCTGTCGCATCTTGAGTCTAAACCAATTGCTTGCTAGATTGACCAACACAAAGATCACGACCGCAAATGCAACCATGAGCGCTTCGGGCTCGTATAACCCTGCTATCCATAAGGCTAATGATCCTCCAAAAGCAGTGTTTACTATTGTTTTCATTATTTCCCCTTTTTCATGTCAGATTTTTATACTCCTCACGCATTGCTGCAAGCTCGGTTTCCGTGTATCGCTCGCCACGCTCAAAGCGTTCTTCTAGTTCTCGCTCTTGTTCGGTCGTGAATTTTTGTCCTACCGATACCGACATCGTGCACCGACAATTAATTGTTTGACCGGCTGACCCGTTCGGGTCATGCGGATACATCATCAATTCGCCGCCAACGTCAAAAGGCTCATTCAGCGGTCGTTTTTGTCCTTTTGCATCTTCGTGGTCTGGTCTGGGTGGGTTTTCGGTATCGCTCGTTGCTATCCACTGTTTTATCAACGGCAAGCCTGTTTCCTGCTCAATCTGCATATATCCAAGCATTTTGCCACCGTTGACTGCTCGCATTGTTTCTGTACGTGCTATGCGTACCGCTTGCATACGGCTACTTTCTATCACTCGGTTAATCCGTGTAGCAATTTGCGGTATACCTTCTCCCAAAACAAGCCCTTGCGCTAATGCGTTTTGTAGTTTTGTCACGATAGCGGGATTTGAGCCTAATGTCGACACCGCACGCTCGAAATAGTGTTTTGCCAACCTGCGGCCGTAAAGCTGTCGTTGTTGCACTTGTGTAAAACGACTGCTAAACCCCTCAAATCCACCTAAAGGTGATGTTTCGCCATTAAACAGGGCGTTGAGTGCGTTTTCTCGGTACAGTGTCGTGTGCGTGTTGATAATGCCCTGTATTTCTCGCACACCCGACCTATATGCCCTTGCATACATGCCCTGTGTTGTCGCCTGTATCGCAGCTCCCGATTCTCTCCCTGCACGTTGTAAGCTGTTGGCTATTCCGCTGACAAGTCCTGTTTCGCTTTCGACTCGCATGAGGTATTGTTTTGCCGCCAATTGTCTGTACTGCACCGGCACAACCTGCCCGAATCCGTCAATATTTTCGACGCTGAACGCTTCCAGTCGTCGCCTTGCTCGCTGTAGTCGACGCTGTGCTTCGCTCTGCGCTTGTCTATATGTTTGCCGCAAGCGGTTCTCTAGTGCGCTCATTCTTCACCTTCTAGTGGATCGTTTTCATCGTCTGGTGGAAGCAGAACGTTCATGCCTATCATCATTTCGTTATATGCAGCGATAATAGCGTCTTCCATTTCTTGTGGAATCGCAGGATTGAGCTTGACTTGATATTCAAATGGCAAATCTGGCACACCTTGAGCCAATTGCCTCACTGTACTTTCGTCGTCCGATGATGTTGCTTGCTTGAAGATGACATCTGTATAGTCGATACCTGCGACTTCTAATATTCGACTTACTGCATCTACCGCCTCGCTCTCAACTCCCTCCATTTTAGAGTCTTCTTTTATCATGCCCATGCGGATTTCATACGCTGTTTTTGTAGCGCCTCGCGTTGGAATATTCAGCATTGCCTCTCTATATATTTCGTCTTCAATACGCGCTTGTGTGCTTTCGTGGCTCTCATACGGTATATCAAGGGCTTTTCCGTCAATCCCCACGTCCTCAACGTTGTTGACTCCCGGTGCCGATATCATGCCTATCGCAACCATAGTTTTGCGCATTGCTATCATTTTTTCAACATCGCCGCCAAACCCAACAAACGTCCACATGAAAAACTTCATGCGGATTGCTTCATCCATATAGAAGGTTTCTTTTATGGCGCTTATGTCAATTCTGGCTTCTATAGGTGGTGTTAGCTCACTTTGCTTTTCTTCGTTGGTGTAATATGGCACAATCGGGAAATGCTTGTATGGCTCACCGTCTACAATAGGTGTTAATGCCACAAACATTTCGCCGCCCTCAGGTGTTAGTCTCGTATACGCTCTTTTTTCTTGTACAACTGTTAACCCGCCCTTGCTATCGTCTCTAACCCACTCCGTCCAACCGTCTATCTCGTAAAGCTGAATGGTTGTTTCATCATGCCCTTCGAGCGTCCAAAATCTAATCCCAGCTTTGTGCGAGTTGTCTCGCGCATCCGGTAGTGGTATATATTCGGTGCGTTTAAACACTTGTAGTTCGCTCCTGTTGTAGAAAACATAGCTTACGCCATTTTGCGCCGAATAAGATGCCGCTTTCCTTAATTGTTTTTTGTAGTTCTTGCCGAACAGTTCAGGTAGATCCAATTCCTCATCATCGTTATTCACAGTCACTCCGTTTTTCCACATTCTGGACACTATGTGTTTGACGATAATCTGAAAAAAGTTATTCGGTATTTTTGTCACTGGATCTAGCGCTATGGTTTGTGAGGTTCCGGATGCGGTCGACGACAGCTCCAACTTATTATTTAGCTTTTCTAATGTCGGATTTTTACCCAGATAGTACTGATGTTCATTTTTGTGCTTTGTCATATCAGTGTTGTCTATAACCTCAAGCAAGAATTTTTCAAGGTTTCCATCATTAATCGCTTTTTCTAGCATTTGAAAAGTGTATAGCTTGCCCATTCCATTCTCCTATTTTGCGTATATGTAATCTAAATTATGTCCATAGTTAGCCAGCACGATTGCATCAGCTTTGTCTGGTGACGGAAGTTTTCGTTTCTTTAGTGCATCTTTGCTTTCTAGCGCAATTCTTCCGCTACTGGTCATCACGTATTTTCTCGATGTTAGCTCCGCAACCATTCTTGTGTCATTTGGTAGTGATATATTCTTATTTAGCAGGTCGCCCTTTAGGCTTGACCACAAATATGCGCCCATGTTGTCGTATTGCTTTCTTGCTGTGCTGTTAGGTGCTCTTGCTCCAAAGTTAGTGCCTATTATTTCCATTTGGCTCAAGCCTTGCTCACGCTGCACTTCTCTTAGTCTGTCCGTAACGCCACCGCCAAGCCCTGTGTCGTCCACATTGACCACTATCATGCCTTTGTTCTCCCTTAATGTTTCGTGGTACAAAGCTACAATGTCGCCGACTGTGCGCATAAGGTCTTGACCTTGTTTTTCGACCGGTATATCAATCTTGTTGCCCTGTTTTCTTGCGATTATGGTCTTATCGTCGCCATACCTTGCAACGTCAACCCCAAACACTATGCTTCCGTTTGTATCCGGTTCTACTTCGTTGATTGCCGACTCCACAAGTGGTAAGGAGATAAGCACATCATCGTCATCTATTGGAAATTCGCCCAAAACGCGAACACGATAAACATTGCTGTCTTTTCCATACGATTCTGCAAGTGATTCAATGTTTTCCTTGCTTGTTCGGTGACTATCTTCTGCATTTACTCTGTGAGTGATGAACTTTCCGCGTGTACCATGGTGACTGTCATAAAATATGCCCGTTCGCTTTGTCGGGTTTCCGAACATTGCGAGCTTGTTGTTTTCGCCTGTCAATGTTCCGAGTATCGCTTCCATGATGTCGTCTTTTATGCCCGACGCTTCGTCAACGATGAAAAGCATGTCATCTTCGTGGAAACCTTGCATATTCTCAGGCTTGACCGCTGTCTTCGCTACACAGAACCAAGTATCGGTCATTTTTTTTACTGATATTTTTGTTTTTGTGTGGTTGAGTATCGCCAACAAAAACGGGCTTCTATTTCGCTGTTTTGACATTTCAGCCCATAGCACATCACTAAGCTGTGCTAGTGTCGGCGCTGTGCAAATAACACGACAATTCGGGTGTAGCGTTAAAAACCATAGTGCTATAGTTGCCGCCAATGCTGTTTTCCCTACACCTTGACCGCTTCGTACTGTTACCCTTTTATTTTCTGCAATTGCCATAGCAACCTTTGCTTGCCATTCGTCCGGCTCATAACCTATGACGTTACGCATAAATGCTACAGGGTTGTTCTTGTACATATTTTCAAACGGTGTAAAGTCATGCATTTTTGTCACCGCCGAGCATTGCCACTAAGTATGCGTCTAGTACGCTATTGTCCGCTGATTCTTGTTCACGCTCACGAAGTGCGACTTCACGATCTTTGATGTCTAACTCACGCTTTTTGAATTGTACCTCGAAGAACTTCGTGTGCTTGTCAATAAGCGTGGCTGTCGTTATTGCTATTCGCTGTATATCTTTTGTGTTATCAAGCTCATGAAATATCCGCTGCAATGCTTTTTTGTGAATCGAAAGTACGTTGCTGTTGAGCTTATCCATCTCGTCAAACAAGTCGATTGTGTTCTGCTCCTTTTTTTCATGGAACTTTTTGACACTTTCGATGTTTCGATTAAGTACATTTCTTACAGTCGTTCTCGACACTCCGCAAACTTCCGCAGTCAACGAGATGTTTCCGTTTTCGGCATGAACAGAGATTATTTTTTGTTCCTCTTTGTCCGTTAATTTGGTTCGTGGCATTTATCTCACCCTTTAATTTTGCATATGTCGCCATATATCTCGCCACATGTTTTTCCGTTTTTTGTATATCTGTAGTCATAAAAGTCGCACGAAAAATAGTAGGGGCTGTTTGCCCACGTCCTTAGACGTGTCGTAAATTCGTCATGCGTTCCCCTTTGGTATATCATCACATATGGCTGATATCCAAGCTCTGCAATTTTACGGAGTCTGTACACATCTTCTTCGCGTGTAGTGTCATAGTTTACAAGCACATATACCCTTAATGCCCCGCAATGCTTGTCTGTGTGATCCTTAAATGTTTGCAGTCCTTTTATGATTTGCTTTTCGTCTTTCATGCTATCGAAAGCAAAATGAATCATTTCAACTCTTGTGTTGCTAATCAACTTTGCAACATCACCATCTATAAGGCGAACGTCAAGACCTTGCGTGTAATCAATAAATGCTCTGCTTTTGGCAAGCTGAACTAGCAACCCCTCCCTATCTTTGCTCGCAAGGATGTTTGCATCCATCAGCTTTATGTATTTCTGACCGCGCCATATGTCTACCAAGTCTGCAACCTTGACCACTTTTTTTCCATCTTTTTCACTAACAATACAAAATGGGCAGTTTCTCGGACACCCTCTCGTAAGGAATCCGTATGCTTCGCGCTTATGTTGCGGATATATACTATAATCTGGATATTGGCTTTCTATTTCACCATCAAGCGCAACATCGTCACTTTTGCAATATGATTCTATGCTGTCCTCGCTTACGGATATCGCATATCCGCTCCCCCCGCTGACAACTTTTCCTGCCTTAGGTTTCCAGTCAAGATCTTTTGTAAACGAAAACACTTTACTCTTGTACAAAATGTCACAATCTTCAATATCTTCACTATACATTGAAACGTTGTCTCCGCGCTTTTTGTGATATGCGGAGAGTTTCATAAGCGGAAGTGATGGAAAACTTGATTTCTTGTCATTTCTTCCATCGCTCCACAATACAACATTCATCTAGCTTCCCTCATCTCCGACCACTGACGAATAATTTCATACAGCGCATTTCCGTCCTCACTTGGATTTCCGAAAGTCTCGACTATATGTTCTTTTGCCACGAATACTGAATACCTTATGAGTTCCGCTTGTTCTCTAGCCACGCTGAACGAAAGCCTTTCACCACTTTCTTCATCAAGCGCCGCGTCATCACTAGGTGTTTCAATCAAGTCAAACTCGATTTCTTCAAGTTCGAAGTCCAGTAGTTCAAAATCCCAATCGGTAAGCATTGTTGCTTGATTATGTACAAGAGCGTAAGCACGTCTTTCTTCGTCTGATAGGTGGTCAAGCCTTATAGCATCAACTTCTTCAACGCCCATTTTCTCTAGCGCAAGCACACGACCATGACCCTCAACAATTATGTTTTCATCACCCCATACCGCTATCGGGTCATTCATTCCAAATTGCTTTATACTGTCGATGATGACTTGTATTTGTTCATCGGTGTGTATTTTGGGGTTCGTTTCCCACGCCTTAATTTTCGATAACGGTAGCTTTTCTATTTTCATGCTTTGCACCTCATGCAAAAAGCACCCCGTAAGGTGCTTCGTTGTTATATGCAAATACGCCCCTTGACGGAGCGCATTTACTGAAAGGAAGTATAAGGATTTCGATAGAGCTTTGCCACAGAGCCAACTGTAGCAATACTCAGAATTATACTTGACAAACCCCAAATTCACAAGGTGTATAGCGAAAGTTGGTGAAAATGGGCTGTTTTCACACGCAATCAATCACAAGCACGAGATTCTTCGCTGCTTGCCTAACTACTTTAGCCTTTTGTCTGTAGATAGTATTACCATGTGCAGGTATGTTTATAGGTATTCCTGATTCATAGTAATCTCGCACTGATTTTCGGTACGGCTCATCAATTGCCAAATACGCCCCTTCAATGGCGTTGATTTCGCTCTGTATGACCTCTAGTTCTGCCGCCAAATCTTCCGTCGGTCTTGTTAGCCCTCTTTTTCCTGTCGCTGTTGGATAGCTTGATTTTAATTTGTTTAAAATCGTGTCGCGCTGATTAATGCGTTCCGGCTGATATCGCAACTTTGCTTTCACAATATCCGACACTTCTTTTGGTAGCTTGTACATCTTGACAGCACCTCCTATATGTAGTATAATTGTGTTGTCATAACTCTATATCTAGCGCACCCCGATTGATTGCCGTCAGTCGGGGATTTTTATTTAGCTCATCGCTAACGCCTCGTTAATCAGGTCATGCGGTATGATTATGCGGTAATCTTCAAATGCTTGTTTTCTAAAGTCTGATACGGATATAAATACTTTTTCTTCAAACAGCATTTTTATAGCCTGTAATATCGCTAGTGGTTCAAGTCTGCCATTACTATCATACGCCCTGTTTGTTGTAGGACTTATATATTCTAGCAAGAACTCCGACAATCTATCTTCGTACATTAACCTCTTACCTTTCTATCCTGCCAATTCCTCAACCTCGTGTTCATGCGTTCTATCCATTTTGATAGTTGGTACATTTTCCAGATTATTTTCTTTTTAATCATTGGTATCACATCCTATTTCTACTATTCTTTTGTACTCATTGTCGCTCCACCCTAATATCCTGTTGTAAAACTCAACTGCGTACATTGCTCGTCTGGCTCTTTTGTCGGTATCGTATACCGCCTCTTTAAGTTTTTCATAGCTTATTTCTTTGTTTTCGTATTGTATTAACGCATACCGTGTGTCACCTATTGACATCATTAGCTCTTGACACTTTCGGTCTGACATAGCTCCTGCGAACGGGGGGAGAACTTCGTTCTCATCTGTCAGAAAAGGCGGAGTCATCGCCATTTCAAAGTCTTTCATTCTGTTCCTATTTACTTCATCAATTTCCCTTACTAGACACACTTCGCACATCATCTTCATTTCATTCATGTCCGCCTCCTCAGGTCTTCATGGATTTTATAAACCCTATCTGTTATACACCGTTCGCAAACACCCTCACCATCTCCATTTGCGGGGTGATATGGGTCGTCCCAAATAACTGTGCTCTTTCTCCCGCATTTTATGCAAACCACCGTACTTCTGTAGATAGGCTTTATGACAAGCGTTTCAGACATCTTTTTAACTCCTTTTCTATAGGTGTTGGCTCTCTGAGTTTGTTGAGTGCTCTCTCATACACCACTGGTGGATATTTATTGACGTAACTTATCGTCACGTGACTAAGCGTATCACAAAACGCTTCCACTTCTGTTCTTGGCAAATCCCTAAATTCCTTAAACAGCTCTAGTCTTATCAATCCACACGGCGATATCCAGTGTGTTTCAAATATCAGCTCGCCTTGCCTGCGTTCGTTCGGTGCAAGCGTTTCAGGTAGTCGCTTTGTCATAGATATCATTTGTTACCTCTCAAAATGGCAAGTTGCCTGGTATTTTTTTGCCTTTTTTTTAATCACGGGGGCTTGGTACGAATGGGGTTGCCCTGCCTTGATTAAGATTTTCGTGTATCTCATCGTCTGTAAAGTCATCGTTGTTGAAAGCATCTACAGTTTTATTGAACCATTCAATGTTGCGATTGCAGCAGTCGTTCCAAAGCATATATAGTTTCGAACCATATATCTTTTTTGCATATAAATATTCAATCTTATTTAATCCTAAATCTGTGTTGATTATTTCCATACAGGCGTTCAGCGCCCCAATATTTCCATCTGCAACTTCAACGATTGTGTCTCTGATATGCATGTCCATCTCTATTTTTGATTTATTCATAACCTATCCCCATTTCCCTCAATATTTCTGCACAAACGATTCGCAACTATCCAACTTTTCTGTCCTGTATTCTGGTTGACAGCAGTAATACGCTTCATTCTCTCTTTGATTGCGACACTTCGAGCACAGGCACTGCATACAATAGTTTATGCATTTAGGCACTATGTTTTTTCGTGGATTCCTCATCGCAGAATGCACTTTTTTCATGGTTTCTTCGTGCTCTTTGTCATCTTTCCCTTTTCTCCAATCCATGAACTCGTGGAACTCGTATGCACTTAACTCAACTTTTATTATCATGTATAGACTTACCTCCTAAAATCGTGAGCCTTCAACATATTCGTATAACACTCTTGCTCCCCATCCCTATGTTTCAAAAATTTTCTATATTCATCTTCTGTTATTTTTACTGTTATTTTCACTGCGCCCTCCTATTCCACGCTTTGACCGCCTTGTCCTTGCGCTCTTTGCCACCAAACGACACTCTCGCATCGCACCCGTGACAGTCGAAAATTGTCAAGTTCGCTAACAACCCTACTTCAATCTTTACCTTGCTACTCCCTCAAAATGGGCATGGTTTTAATTCTTGCTTTTTCACAAATTCCCCTCTCTCCGCATTCGCTTAAAAGTCGAAAGAATCAGCCACTTTTGAGCCTCATCACCGATATCCTTGTACTCAGCATCTTTCTTGCGCCTTAACTTAGGCGCAAACTCCGACTTGTTTCTACTCATGTACGCAATTACGCCTATATCTGCCGGCACTTGGTCTTTCACTTTTGTATATAGCTCTAGTGGCATAACATAGTAGTTTTCATTACCCACAAAGTTGTGACCGTTTTTGCTTTTGAAATCCGCCATTGAGACCTTGATTTCGTAACAAATAACTTTTACCTCCTGCTTCTCTTTTTTGCTGCGATTCCATATGCAAATTTTATGATTACAATATTCAGGCAAGTCCTCAATGCGATCATATTCTGAACAGGCTTTGATATAGAAAGACTGAACCTCCCTGTTGTGCTCTCGCATTGCACACGCTCCAACAGGCAAGTCACAATAGCAAGTGTACTCTGTTACCTCAACCGCATCTATCAACCCGCCGTGTGATGTTCCGCACACTACAGGCACTTCAAAAGCTAAATTTCTGCCACGTGCTTTGTTGCAATTAGCTTCGTAGTTTTTAAGAGCTTCTTCAATTTGCAAAGTTAATTCTGTTTTCATGCCCTATAATCCTTAAACAAGCTCTGCTGATGTTCGCATTCTTTGCTTGGTTTGTAGTCCGATACCCACCAGTCAAATACCTCTTCTCCTGTTTTCCAGTCCATCGGCACTCTGCCATCATCAATAACCTTTTGCAACATCCGGTCAAAAGCTTTGATGTAGTTTTCTTTGTATTTTGGGTATCTTTCGAAATCTGCCAGCATTCCTTTTCTTCCCGACATCGGGCAGCCTACGCAACCAACACGCTTGTATCCACAGCCATAAAGGGGGTTGCTCTTGCAGTTGTAATGGTTAAGAAATTCCCACACTTCACCATCTGTCCAGTCGATTATTGGGTTTAGCACTCGCCGTCCTTTTTTGATGCACGTTTCAAGCTGTCGTCTACTCTCGTCGTTGTCCGCACTCATAACAACTCTGCTTTTCTTGCTCGATGTAACTATTTCAACACTGTTTCGGCTTTTTCGTTGATTGCTTTCAGCCCACCTCACACCAGTTGCTACAAATCTTCCCGTCCCACCACGTTCTTTTAGATACGAGCAGCAGTACCTGACGAGCCTTGTCGGCGGCATCCTTTTTTTTACAATAAGTCCCCATATAGATGTCTCCGGGTATGATGTTTGCACATTGGGTATTGACCTGATATATCGTACGGTTTCGGGCGCATCAATCGTTGTGTGGCTGTGTGCAAGGTCATACTTTACCCCCGAAAGTTCAAAAAGGATTCGGAGGACATCGGAGTCTTTGCCACCGGAGTACGCAACGTAGTATGGTGCTAAGTCCTGTAAGGCTTCCGACTGTGACGGGTCAAATGTTTTTATGCGCTCAATCGCCATTTTTACCTTGTCTACCTTACCGTCAAGCGTATATTCAATAAGACTCATTCCGCTCCAATCTCATCACAACTTCTACTCTCGGATTCTCTCTGTCTACCTCTACAGGGTGCTTTATACATCTCACGTATCGCTGTCCATCACCCTTGATAATTCCACACTGTTGCAGTGCATCTAAAATTATTTTAGCCGCCCCCGATGTGCAATTATCGTCATCACGTCTTGCATTTGGCTCATAGCACCGTATCTCAACAATCGCCTTGCCGTCTATCGGTTTTAGGTGTGCCGCTTTTATACACCAGCCTACTAGGTGCATGGCTTCTTTTTTGATTTTGTGTGATGTGCCCCAGTGCACCTTTAGCTCGTTGTAGCCCGGTAGCCGTCCGGGGATTGTTAGTTTTTGCATATTTCTTCACTTTTTTCACAAGTGTCGTTGTCAAACAGACTCATCTGTGGATTAGCCTCGTAATTGCACCACAACACTTCCGTCTTAAAGTTCGCTGCTTCCGTTTGCGACTTTGTTTCATATCTATACCACCCGGCAAGCTCTGTGTCGTAAATATCGTTTGCATATCCCGACAACACTACAAAACCCTTATGTTTCTTTAGCATCTTAAGAAGATACCGATGACTGCTGTCCGTAAATTCATGTTTATATATGCGTGAACTTCGTGTGCTCCTTACGTAGGGTGGATCTGCATAAATGAGTGTGTCGGGTGTGTTGTGACGTTGAATTAAGTCAAACGCATCTTTATTCTCAATTTGTACGATATTGTTTCCTGGACTATGCTTTAACCGCTCGCACACATTTAAAATGCTTTCCGATAATGTTGTGTGGAACCGCGGAACGCTACCGTTCACCCCTTTGACGTTTTTTCGCCAACCTGTTTTATCTGATGATTTCGCCCCAATCCCTTGCCACATCCGCACTAGAAATCTTCGTGCACGCTCAACGTCGTCACAATTGTCGCGCTCGTAAGATTTTGCGTATTCTGTGCGCGACCACGGAGTAAAATATACGGCCGCCTCAAGCTTTTTTGGAAAATCGCGTGCCACCTTGAATAAATTGACCACATCATCATCCATGTCATTAATCGTCTCTATCTGCGATTTATTCTTTGTAAAGAATACTGCTCCGCTGCCAAAAAATGGTTCTAAGTACGACATAGATTCATAGCCTTTCGGGAAATGTTCGATAATCCATTGTGCGATTCGCCACTTGCTTCCGGGATACTTTAGAATATTGTTCAACGCTTCCGTCCTCACTCATCTTTTTCCTTTCTCCCAAACACAACGCCTATGCCGATAATTAAAACTACAGCGCCTATAAAGCCTGCTGTTGCGCCCAATACAAACGGGTCAATTGTTATTGCCATCTAATTTCACCCATATCCTTTCTAGTACATTCGTCGCACTGTTTAGCGCCTTTTCTACATCGCCTATCGCACACGGTGCAAACGCTGCATATCTCACAGCACATATGCCCATATCCAGATTCCATGCACATTTATCGCCATCACATGGTTGTTTACCGCTTGGTCTGTTGCCCGTCATGGGGCATAGTTTTCTTGTTTCACTCATTTGCTTCATCCCCCCAGCAATCCCAACCATCGTATTGCTGTCGAGCAAACAACTCAATACGTGACACATCTCCAAGCAACTCAACTATTCGATCTCGTACAATGTCTGGCTTTTTGCTATGCGCTTCAATTGGCGACATAACAACCTGATGTATATCGCGACGCTTGATAACCTGTGTTGCTTTTGTGCCTTTGCTGACACCAAGCAAGCAAACTTCGGCGTTTGCTCTTGTATATGCCCCCATACCCCAAAATGGAGTTCCAGATTTTTTGTTTGTTTTTACCCAAACAAACGCAGCAGATACATATCTAAATCCCCAAGCTTCCAAAACTTTTAGTGCCTCTCCGATGTGTGTAAACGTAGACCACAAAAAGCATAGGGAGTCGTCTGTAGCGATTTGCCTAACTGGTAGCTTGCAAATATCGTCCGTTGTCATGGTTTCGTAGTGCTGTTTTGCCATCCCACGGCTGTTGGTTTTTCCGCCGCTTAGCTTGTACTGCCATGGTGGGTCTGCGTAAATAACGTTATACTTTTTGTCTGTGTTTGATATGTCAATTATCATGCGTTATCCTCTCCAAGTATCAGATTCGGTGTATGGCGATACAGTTTTTTGATTACCCTACGTGTCTGTGTCTTGCGACCGTCAAGTATTGCCCGCACCATATCGCTGTTGAATAATATCGGTTTCACGCATCATCACCCCCATCCACAAGTTCCCAGCATGTCGCTTGGATTGCCTGATTTAAGCGGATTGAATTTGAACTTCTGAATACCATTGATGAAAATATGCGGATTTTTCTTCCCCATTCACTTTGACAATGCACGGTCTAAGTTCATCCACCCCCACCACCTGCTTTCTCTGGTTCACATGTACACTTCCATACACGATCGTATGCATTTGTCTTTATGGTATGCTCATGCGGAATTTTATCATGTATAGGACAACGCATGATGGGCTTCTCCACGATTTCTAATGGGCACCATTTGGGGCGTTCACTATCAAACGGTTTCTCGATTATAGCCACACCCGCCTTTGCACCACAGTAACAAGCATACTCGCGGTTGAGTGCTGTGCCCTCTTTTGCAAACCTCACTAACAAACACTCGCTGCACTCTTCCGGCGCAGGGTCTAGCGTTAATGTTGCTATCTTACTCACTTAACTCACCCCACTTTTTGAACGCCTCTTTCATAATGCATTTGCGACAGGTGAAGCCCTTGCAATCTCTGTGTTTAATCAAAGTCACCTTTGTTTTTCCGCATTTGCTGCATTTATTGGGCGTGCTGTTTTTCTTTTTAGGTTTCAACTTGATCAGCTCAATGTCACTGTTGGCAAGTGGTGGCATTTCACATTCTTCAAGCTGTTTTCTAACGCTTTCAACATCCACTACGCATCACCCACATCTTTCAAAAACTGTTCAAATTCTTCTTGCGTCATGTTGTTTGGACAAAATCTATTCTTGACCAGCTCAAAATCGTACAAGTGGTGTTTTAGCGTGTCTATAGCCTCTTTCTCCGCCCTCTGTTTACGCATTTCAATATAATCGTCTTGTGTCATGTTCCAATGTGTCGGACAATCTACAACTGTGGAAAAGCGGCAGTATAATCCGTTCGGCTGTTTTGTTATAAATGAACCCACTACGCATCACCGCCTAACAGTTCGGGGGGGGTTGTGTGGATGCAGCCGGTGATTTCACACTCGTCAAATATGTATGGCGAGATGTTATGGCACGCCGTTCTTAAATCTCCGATAAATGATATATTTTTTTCATGCCACGTCACAACCGCAAACATCTCATCATCTGGACATTGGCAAAAGGATTCAATTCGTTGGTGATATAGTTTGTCACCCTCGTATATCAGCACACCGTTCTTGTCACGTAGTCCTGTGCATTGCATTAGTTCGATATCTCTACCAAAATAGCCATGCTTGCCACTCTCTTGACGCACAACAACCCTAAAAACTGTTCCATCCCTCATCCACTCTATTTCCGTAACCTCATACATCTGCTCGCGCTCTTTGTGCCATGCTCTGTATCTATGACGCAAATTTCCCATAACTATCCCTCCTCGCAGTAGCTTTGTGCAAAGCCATATGCTCTCCTGCCGTTAACACTTGTAAGTTTTCAGGCGTGTTGTCTGCTTTTTCTCCGTTTATGTGATGTACGACCTCATCTTCCGTCAAAAAACGCCCTAACATTTTTTCGGCAATAATCCTATGCTCTGCCACATATCCTTTTTTCGAAGCGTTTGGATGATGTGGGATTAGTAAATAATAATATCCAGTAATTAAAACCTTGTCTTTAGTGCTGCCACGCCTTTTCCCAGTCCTATATTTACCAAAACACTTTTTGCAACAAACCTGTTTTAATCCCGTGCTTTTTCTTCTTTCCACCATCTCTTTGCAAATTGGGCACTCAAAAAGAGCATGCATATATTTGCGTTTTCGATTTTTCCCAATGTGCTTCGCTTCAGTTTCTCGAATATACTTAAATCTTTCACTCATCCCCCTGCCTCCTTGTTTAGTTCATCGCAACGTGCTTGGGCCAGCTCTAGCGAATCAAATACGTGTCCGTCTTTTTTGTTAATGTCGTCTTCTCTGTATCGGCTCCACCTAACACTAATCTCACTGTTTGCAGCGTATGATATATATCTACCGTTGTAGTATATGCCCTTTATAGTCTGATTCAGTATGCTCGTATTTCCAAGTTCACACGATGCGATATACAACTCCTGCCCTATGTCATACTTGCTTTCAAATTTCATCATCCACCTCAATAAACTCGCCATCTACAACCTTGTACCACGTATCAGGCTTTATCTTTTCGCCATCAACAACCGCTGTATATACACCAATGATTTTCCACGTTTCTTCTTCGCAATATTTAGGTTCAGAAAATGTCGACCACATGCCGGCTTTATGCTTGCTGCCTCTCCCACCAGTTAGTGCTGACATATACCCACCAGTTAGTGCTGACCTATTCCCACCAGTTAGTGCTGACCTATTCCCACCAGTTAGTGCTGACATATTCCCACCAGTTAGTGCTGACCTATTCCCACCAGTTAGTGCTGACCTATT